ATATTTTTTAATTAATGTCAAGCTTTTTTAAAATGAGTTAAGAACTCTTCTTTACTAAGCCCACCATAATCATTGATATCCTTTTTAGGGGTATCTATAGTATATCTATCAATTAGTTTATACTTATACAAAGCCTTACGTAGCTTTTCAGCTCCATAGTTACCAGCTTCATCATTATCTGTTGCTATGTGGTATACTCTGTATGGTAAGTCTTTCAATAGCTTATACTGAGAAGCACTTCCAGTTCCTAGTATAGCAATAGCAGGAAAGCCATACTGAATTAGCACAAGAGCATTAAGAATACTCTCTACAATGTATAATTCTTTTGTATCTGGGAAAAGATGTTCTACTTCCCATAAGTACACTAAAGGCTTATCTACTTCATGTGGATAATTGAATAGCTTACCTTCAATACTTCTTCTAGCAACAAACAAACAATTTCCATTCTGGTCTTTAACAGGAAATGTAATACACTCTATTGGACTTAAATCTTCTCTTAATTTAAAGTTAGGGTCATAGCCAATATCAAATGTATTAATTGTTTCATCTGTTAAATGCCTTTTATACATATATGAATGGGTATATCGATAAGAATCTAATTCTTCTTCTGTTATGTATGATATTGGTTCTTTAACTGATGGTGCTTTTTCTCTTCCTAACTTATGGAAGAAGCCATCTCTATTTTCAATCTCGTAATCACAGAATCTATCAAGTATCCACTTCTTACCAAATAAGCCACCATCATTTTTGCCAAAGCAGAAGGAAATCAGCTCTGTTATATCTCCATGGGACTTGCAAGCAAAACAGCCCCATGTTCCTGCTGGTACTCCCTTGTTTTTGTTTACCTGAGTAATACCAGCACTAGGCTTTGATTCTTGCCCATGCTTATGTTTAGGGCAGGTAAATTTTATATCCTGCCCCTTATTGCTAGGAACAATAACATCATGAAGTAGGTTAATACCCTCTTGATTTAATTCCCTCTTTAACAAGGTCATTATCTCTGCTACTGTTGCTAATACAGGTATATTTCCTAAAAAGAACATTTACCAATCACCAGAACTGCCACCGCCATCAGAGAACCCGCCGCCAAATAAATCAAAAGAACTACTACCTGTGCTAAAACTGTAGTCATCATCATGACTATAATGGATATGGCTATAACCACTATGGTTATGGCTGGAATCATACTCACATTCTGCCACTAAATGACAATGAGGACATTTAGCATGTCTTTCACTACTGCTAAAAGTAGTTCCACAATTCCTACATGTAAACTTATACATATTAATCATCCTCTTCCTCAATTACAAAAGCTTCAATATCTGGTAGGGTATTTAATGCTTCGATGAAATCATATGCATCTAATTTATGGTTTTCTGTTAAAAGTTTGCCGTCAACAAACAGCTGTTGCCAGTCATCCCCATTAATTAATTTGATTACCATCCGCCTGAACAACCTCCTCCGCAAGAGCATCCACCGCCAAAAGAACTTCCACTATCATAGCTACCACCGCCGCTATAATAACCACAGCCGCCGCTACCACTATCACTATCATCAAAGATAATAGATACCGCTGTGCCGACTAATATAATAAGCATAAACAGAAGAAGTGCATATTTTACAGGGTTATCCTTCTTCTGCGGTGCTTCGCCTGTGCCAATAGTTTCTGATACATCACTATACAGTGTTGAAACACCCTCATTATACTTGCTATCCTTGAACTTTGGTTTAATATCTCTTGAAAGCAAATCATAGCATAATGAATCAGTTAATGTTCCTTCAAGACCAGAACCAATTTCAAGTCGATATTTATGGTCATTTTTTGCGACAACAAGAAGAACTCCATTGTTGTTATCTTTATTGCCAATTCCCCATGAGTTAAACAAATCATTGCTATAGCTTTCAATGTCCTGCCCATCAAGAGAATTAATAGTGACAACTACAAACTGTGCTCCTGTGTTCTCTTCAAGTTCCTTACCTTTATTCAGTATATCACTTTTTGTGCTATTGTCAAGCATATTTGCGTTATCAACAACATAAATATCATGGGTTGGTTTATCTGGTACTTCTGCAAATGCTACAGAACACATACACAGGACTGTAGCAATAATAAGGACAATCTTTTTAATCATGGAACTTAATCCCCTTTACGCCCAGAAAGGCACTAATTTTGCCAATAGTATACATCACAGCTGTATCAATCCAATCAAGAAGTGTGTTTAATGACTCAGCATATAGATTAGCCACTACTCCTACAAGAGTAGGTACAAAGAAAACAATAGCTACAATAAGACTAAAGATTTCTGCTACTATCCTATATCGGATGTCTTTAGCCCCATCTTCGTTAACTGTTATCCACTGCATTAGAATTCCACCTTTGGTGCTATCTTAGCTGATTCATCTGCTGTAAACAGCTGTCGTTCAGTAAACCCAAATCCGTTAGCAAATACTACAGAAGGGAATGTCTTGATACTGGTATTATATTCCTGTACTTTAGCATTGTAGTTCTTTCGTGCTACAGCAATACGATTCTCCGAACCTTCAAGCTGACTCATGAGTTCAGAATAATGCTGGTCTGCCTTGATATTAGGGTAATTCTCAACTACCATCATAAGACGAGACAAAGCACCATTAAGTTCTGTATTCGCTTCATCCTTTTCTACAGGGGTCTGAGCAGAAGCCATCTTAGCCCTAGCATCAGTTACACTCTGTACTACTTTCTCTTCATGAGTAGTAAATCCCTTTACTGTGCTAACCAGATTAGGAATCAAGTCCGCTCTGCGTTGCATCTGATTCTCTACCTGAGACCAAGAGGAATCTACTGCCACACTTTTAGTCTGAAAGCTGTTATATTCTCCTACTGCTGTAAAGCAGAACAGAGCCATAATCATGCCTACAACAATCAATACTTTTTTCAAAATGGAACCTCCACATTCTTCTCTGCAAAATAATCCTTCATAATCGACTTAGTTTTATCCTGACACATAAGGAACATAACTCTAAAGTTAATTGTTGGGTTCTTACACTTCTTGATAATGTCCCACATGTTCTCAGTAATGAACTCATGCCATACAGTGTTAATATATCTTCCAATATATTTATTATCCCATGTACCAAGAGCTGAATAGATTTTATCTACTTCTTTGAGTACAAAGGCATCCGTACAGAATTTATCAATGATATCTGATTCTACATCAACTGTGCCTGTGATATGGGCTTTATTCTTCTGCTTATACTCTGCACGAACAATCTTGCCCCAGATAATGTGACCCCACCTGTTATGATAGTCAAAATTCTTTAGGACTATTCCCTCACCTGTGTTGTCCCCTACCTGCTTAAAATCGCATTTATCAACATAGGACTCTACTTCTTCCATTGTTGGATTATGAAGTTTAACAATTCGGGGAATATATTCAATACTAAACTCTTCAAGTAGTGGTTTATATTCCTCATAGGAAAGATACTTTTCTGTCTCCGTATCAAATACATCAAACACAAAAGCTTTTTTCCATACATCATCCTCATATGTACGAATAAGGTGTTTTACCATGAATTCGCCGTACAGGATATGTTTAGGATGTTTAACCAGATAGTCCTTGATATTCTGCTGTGAATGTGCCCACGCACATGCTCCTTGATTATCAGAAGTAAGACTAATCTCTCGGTTTCTACTGCCACAACCAAGTGTTCCGTCATCTTTGAGGAAACATGTAAAGTTTGTTCCATCCATCTTTGTAAATACAGACACATCTCCAACAAGGATTCCATCAATTTCAGATGAACCCATCTTCTCAATGTGCTGATATGATTTGTACATTACCATTAATAATACTCCCCCTCATCGTTTAATGTTTTAAATTTGCTTGCTGGAATGAAGTATCCACCATAAAACCCTTGAATCTTTTTTAAAACATCATCATCTTCTGCTTCTATGCTAATGCACATGGTTCTGTCCTTTTTTAAAAGAATGTTTGTTCCTAAAAGACTATATCCATCTGCGCTTATTCTCAATAGAAACATTCTATGTTCTGGTTTAATTTCAATCCACCCTGTTCTACCATCAAATTTAACAGAACTACTGGGCAGATTCAAGGCTTTAACAATATCCTTTACAGATATGTCTACAATCAGATAAGAGTATTTCAATTTGCCACTTCCTCTTCGTGTTCCTCTTTGCCCTTTACGATATGACAAGCAGTAGTGATTTGCCCATTCACAAAGTAGTTCAAAGAGTCGATTGTATCTTTTTCAAGCGGTTTATCCCATGTGGATACTAATATTCCATCACAGTCATAATCTGTAAAGCCATTGATTACTTTCTTTTCATACTTCTCTTCAAGCATTGATTTAATATTATCATAAGCAAGGGAGTCTGTCAAGCATACATCGTAATTTTCGTAGAAAATTTTTCTAAACTGAATATATGATACTACATCTTTATAGTCTTTAGCTAACTCAATAAGTGCTTCTGCTTCATACTGGTTATACTGATTTACAACCATAGTCAGCCTACATTTCTTGTTATGGTCTTTCAGCCAGATAAGAACATCCTTCCATGGGACTACATCTTCAATGCCACAAATCTTATAGCAATTCTTTGAAGTAAGTGCCTGTACAGATAGAGAAATCTCTTCATCAAGTAATTCAATAACATTAGTTCTCCGCATAAACAAGTATGCATTGCTTCTAATACCAACTTTAAATCCTTCTTTATGAAGCATCTCAATAAGCTCTGCCGCATAGCGATAAATAAGAGGGTCAGTACATGTACTGGAAAGATATACTACATTTGTTCCCTTATCTTTAAGCATATCTAAAAACTTATGGATGTTTTTGAATCTTTCGTAGTGTATATTCATATACGCATTATTGTCTCTTTCAGTACGTGTTTCTTTGCCTATACAGTAAAAGCATTTACATATACAGTTTCCCAGAAAATAGATTTCTCCATATTTAATCTTCCCCATCAAATTTATCCTTTCTAACATAGCCAAAGATACCGAAAAAGTGGTCTGCTGTATCTAGTGCTACACAAAGCTTATCTTGCTTCTTATCCTTGCACTTGTGACACTCTAGCGGATTCTTAATATTATTTCTTACCCCATAAGTACATTTATCACAATACGTCATACTCATTTACCTCTACAACGGTCAACTACCTCCACTTATAGAAGTGGTGGCTTGTGGGCTACTCAAATGAGCTTTCCACAATTTGCTTAGATACAAGAACCTTGCTATTTTCATTCATCACTACTCATAGTAGAGGATTCCTAAATTACCAAAGCCATCTAGGGAATTTCACCCATGCTCACAAGTTGCCAAATGAGCAATATTTTTATTTAAGCTACTAAGCCTTTATTTAATATATTTATTGCCGCATTTACATCCCTTATATGATGACTTCCGCATGTTGGACATATCCACTCTCTATCTTTGAGTGTTAGTTTTTCTTCTCCTCTCATTACATGCCCACATACATGACAGGTCTGTGTTGTATTTTTAGGATTTACAGTTATAAACTCCTTATCATACAACTTTGCTTTATATGTTAGCATATTTAGAAATGTTCTCCAACCATTGTCTTGTATAGACATAGCTAAAGCATGATTTTTCATCATATTTTTACTTCTTAATTCCTCGGCTACAACCAAATCGTGGTTATTGATAAGTGTCATAGACTGATTATGTAAGAAGTTTTTTCTACGACTCATCACCTCCTTCATTATTTTTGCTACAAGTAATCTTTGTTTTTGATAATTTCTTGCATTTTTAAGAGAACGCTTTTCCTTTTTAGCTCTATGCATACGCTTGCTTAATTTGCGTTGTGCTTTTGATAACCTTCTTTTTGCTTTACGATAATATTTAGGATTATCCTTAATATATCCATTAGAATCAGCATAAAAGTTTTCTATATTTAGGTCTATACCTACTTTAGAACCTGTTTTTAATAACTTCTCTACAAATGGTATGTCAGAAGCTAGTTGAAAAGAAGCATAATAATCTCCACAAGTATCTTTTGTAAGAGTAATAGTACCTATACGAACTTCTTTCATATTGAATAGTTTCTGCAACATCTTAGTAGAACCTTTGTATCTAATCTTACCAAGACAGGGCAATATAATATGTTTTTTAGAAAATCTACATGTACCATTATACATAGTTGGAACATCAATCTTCTTTTTATTATATTGTGCATTTGTTTGATATTTTTCTTCATAGCCCTTTTTATGATAATTAGGTGGAGAAATATTGTATATCTTATGGTATAAATTCCAAGCCTTACTATAATTTTGCTTTGCGTTAGCAATAGCTAAAGAATCTATTCTTTTATCACATAACCAAGGATACATATCCTTCAGCATTGTGGTAGACTTTTTTAATTCTTTCAAATAAGTAAGTCTTTCATCTACTACTTTAATATAGATACTAGGTTTGCCAAAAGCATAGATTTCTTTACCAAATTGTACCATTTTATTATAGACAAATCGATTAACATCATAATTTACAGATATAATCTGTTTCTGCTCAGTATTAGGGTAAATACGAACTATTAAGCCATAATGATAAGCATATTCAGACATTTTCTTCAACATATTCTCACCCCTTTTCAATAGTATTTTATCCTAAACTAGATACCTTGTCAAATTATACTTGCAATTCATCTCACCACCTATAGAGGTGGGAGACTTCTTGCAAGGTCAGTTAAAATCCGTACTGTATCATTTGCTTTCATTGAAAATCTCCCTTCTGAGACGTTTTATTATACAGGGGCATATAACTATACCCCTTATCCATTTAAAGCCCTCGCAGACCTATCAAACGCTCTCTACGAGGACATTATTAAGCAAAATATCCGATGAATCAATGGATACAATATCGAATTCCTTTGCCCTTACAACCATAGCTTTATCACTTTCCTTATTAGGAAGATTGATTGGATTAATCCTAAAGAATAACCCGACTTTTTCCTTACCAGATACCCTATCTTTAAAGCTGTACTTAAATGAATCATCAAAAAAGCTTGTCATATCCTTTTTGATAATCTTATATAAAGGATGTTTATTAAAGAAATCATCCTTAGTCATTACATTAAGTGATACAGGGCTAGAATCATCTTTTAAAATTAGGTCAAAGTCATTATCAAGATACCTGATACGTCCTTTATACTCAAAAGCATCAAATGTTTTACCAAGACTAATGTCAACGCTATCAAGCTTTTCTAGTATACTAGTATATGGTGTATTTACAACAGCTTCAAGCATCTTTACAGCGGCTTCAATGCTGAATTCCTTACCTTCTGTATCTCCTACCTTAAAGCAATCTCCATACATGCCGCCAATCTGCTTTTTAAATTCATCCCAGTTATCGATGTGCATATCTGCTACTTTAAGTCCAATCTTAATAATCTCCCTATGGGAAATCTTATAGCCATAGTCTTTGTATTTAAGAATTCTACTAAGAGTTACAATAGGAAAGGCTGTGCCACTATTGAAAGTAAGTGTTCTGCTAGTGTTATCCAAAAAAAAGGAATCATCCAGAACAAAATCTTCTTTTTCAAAATCATAAGCTCCCATACAACAATGGAAATCAAATGTTTCAAAAATGTCTGTGGCTTCTTCATAGTATTTAAAGTTAATCAACTGCAAAACAAATGGTTCTCCACTTGAAGCATCCGCCCAGCTCTTATACAAATAGGAAATTTGTTTATCTGTGATAGACACAATAGTTGAAGCTTTGACAGCTGTTGCCACATACCTAAATGACTCTTCATCTCTAAAGTATACGTCAATATCGTGAATATCTTCCTTGCAAAAGATACTCCTGATAGAACCACCTGCAATAATAGCCTTATGCTGTTTAAGCAGGGCATAAAGTCTTTGCCCGATAAACCTTTTAAGAATACCCCTCTGTTTATGAAGTGGTGTACTATGTGTCTTTACTGTAATTGTATCCCCGTTACTGACCACTATATTCATCAAATGTTTCCTCCCTTTTATTAATATCCATATGCCAACAATCCTCACAAGTTATGCCGCTACACCCAACTACTCTTCCAAGAGTATTGCGTACTGTCGTGTAATCATCCATATTAGGCAACTCACAACATACGTCATATGGGCAATGGTATTTCATACAAACATCAAGTGCATTCATATTAATCACACTTCATAAAAGCATAGTTGCAATCTCTGTTGATATTATCAACCATATTTGATACTTCGAAATCAGCCTTTACCTTTTCGTCATATACACCCATTAGATATTGGGCATCATCAGCATAGATAATAACAGAGTATTCATTACTACTTAACATAACTACCTCAATACTATTGATAACATGTGATGGAATTGTGTGTTCTCTATCTTGTGTTGTTACAAATTGCATTATTTTTCACTCCATTTCGGGTTGTCTGTAGGAAATACAAAGTTGTCGTTTCTGCTTGTGGCTCTCATAATAGTTGCAAGACTATAGATAGCCTGTTCTTCCTTTGTATAAGAAGCCATAAGTGTATAGTGGTGGTCTCCACTAACATTATTGAATGCATATACATTATGTTTGTCATCTACACAATCAATCTTATATTTTGTTATAGTCTCCTCTTTGAGCACTATTTTACCATTTTGGCTCATAACTAACATTCTGCATAACTTCTCTTTCTTCTATGATTATTATTCTAGCACATTACACCAGCTATGTCAACAAAAAAGAGTAGAATTTTTTTTCTACTCTTTAATGCATTATCAATACAACTTATTAAGTTCTTCCTCTAACAAATCAAGGGCTGGTTTGTCATAGTATTTTCCGTACCTCTTGTAAAGCCATTCCCTAGTTGGCTTTTCTTCTGGTAATCCATAATCCTGTAACAAAGACACTAACTTTTTAGATTCATACTCATAGGTCTTTAATTTAAACATTTTGTTGTTGACATCTAAGAAAACATATCCTTCAATGCCTTTTTTACTCTTTAATTTCACAAGGTTTTTATCGAACTCTTCTTTACTGCTAAAGTTCCATACTAACATCTTGCGTGGAATCTTAAACCACTCACTGATATCAGAATATACCTTCGAGCAATCAAGCGGCGTAAACTCCACGATATTCTTGACTGCATCAAGGAATACAATATTTGCCATACTATATTTAATAATATGCGGGTCTTTATCTGGAATTATTACTTCACAGACTAAGCTTATGTTATTGCTTCTCAAATACTTTTTAAGGCTATCATAGTCCCCTATTCTTTCCATTGCCATATCTTTGAACCATTGAGCATATTCACCTTCTGGTGCTTTCATTGATTTAGAACAGAAAATCAAATCATCCTTATCCCTGTCGTACCCAATAATCCCCAAAAACCCATCATACTTTTCATAGCATTTAAGAGGAAATTCAAAGTTATCAATAGTGGAACATGAATGCTGATTAAGCAGGAAGAATTTATCATAGCTTCTAGCTACAATTTCCCTATTATCCATATTATAGAATAATCCTCTTGCCTTTGTTGTTATGCCATTCCATATATCGTCATAAAATGCTTCTTTAGTGAAGTTAAAGCTAGAGATATTCCCAAACTTATTTTCATTGATGAACTTTGAGTTCTGCATTACAGTAACACAATCAATTAACTTAGCATTAGCTATCTTATTGCCCTTTCGCAAGGCATTAAGCATTACTTCTTCGTCAACCTTAGTGTTGTCAATCTCTATAGGAGTTATACTATCCCCCTTAATGATAACAGCTTTAAGTGTTCTTCCCAATTCTGGAAATCCACACACGTTAAAACTATTCTCAGAAATCTTAATACCTTCATTATCTGGGTTTCTATGACCAAACACCTGAATATAATCAGTATTCATTGTTTTGTTACCAAAGGACTCAACTACTTTATGAATGTCATCATATTTTCCTACACCTTTTACAAAATAGGTATCTGATAACAAAGGATTGATAACCTTATTTGGAATGCCAGCATGACTGATACAAATGGTATGGTAATCAGTTTTAAGCAGTGCTGTCGGAATAAGATTACTACAGAACCTTTTCATCTTCTTATCTGAAATACCAGCCTTTTTAAACTTAGGAAGAGTTACATTATCAAAGTGAAGATTAGCTTCTTCTCCCCTAAGATACCTGAACATATGTAACTCATGATTACCAATAAGCATATATACATTATCTTTTTCCATGATGGTAGACAAGTAATTAAATACTTCTACTTCTTCTGCCCCACGGTCAAAATAATCACCTACAAATACAACAATATCGTTATCTATATCAACATTGGCAGACATATAGTCTTTTAATGCTGTATAACACCCATGAATATCCCCGATAACATGAATAGTCTTATTGCCAACATCAATCGGCTTATATACTGACTTAATGAAATGACGAAAATCATTTCTATTATAAATCTTAATTGAATTAGGCAACTGCTCATTCTTTAGCTTCTCAGCCATAGAGTCAATTACTTTTTCTGGAACTCTATATACATGAGGTCTGTTCCAGTTTCTTTCCTTACAATCATAGACATCTACATCTGTAAAGTCAATAATGCCAAGCTTATAGAAATACTTCTTACACAAGGTACGATAAGCTAAAACATCTTTTTTACTAATGTTAGTGGCATTAATGATAGTCATATCACCCCTTGCCATTCTATTTTCAAGGTCTGTTCTAAGCTTTTTCCATGCCATGTTTGATACTGTCTGGTCAATCTGTTCTACACCATCAATATTATAGATAGGAGAACCACATCTCATTCTATATTCATCAGATGATAAAGTCCACGGTCTAAGATTATTACGGTCAATAAAATAATCCTTTCCGCTTGCTGGAAGTCCTCTGAGTAAAAATAAATACTTCATTGTTTGTCCCTCTTTAACTCAATTATTTCTGTTTCTAATTCGTCTACAGTCTCCTCTAAGTCTGCTATGCGTTCTTCAAGGCTATCGACGTAGTTCTCGTGGTTATCTATTTCTTCCTCTGCATCCTCTATTTGAGCAGTAAGCTGTTCTTCTCTTTCTTCAATATATGTATGGAAAGTATGGTAAAAATCGTCTCCCATGTATTTTCGCACATAATCAAGACAATCTGTTATGCCTGACACAAAGAAGTCTTTGTCATTAATCTTTCCCTGCTTCATTTTTATTATTCCCCCTCTTGTCTATATTCCTCATATTAACATACCAATAGTTGAAAGTCAAGCACATTCTGTAAATATCTAATATCCCTAAATGTGGATATTCTTTAAGGACTCTGTATGTTTCAGAGTCCTTGCTTAACTTTCCCATATCATAATCGTAACTCTCTTTGACAAGAGTCTGCAATTGTTCAAGACTTATTTTCTGCATAGCTTCTAATCTCGCCGTCAAAGGTTAAAGACTCTACTCTTTTAGTTTTCACAGCCTTGCACTTAGTACAGTAATACACAGAAAAAGTGCTTAAATCACTGTAAGCTATCCCACAGTAAACATAATCGTGCTTATTAAAAATACTCACTCGAACATCCCCTCTGAATACGCACAGTAATCATCACCTTCAATAAAGTAATAACTCTCTTCTGGATTTACTTCTTTGATTGTTACTGTCTTTCCACAATATTTTTTCATTTCTGGGATAAAGCTAACAGAGCCATCAACATCAACCCAGCCATCTTCATCAAGTCCATACTGAGCTATCAATTTATCCCATGATTTTACTTTTGGCTTGTCTCCTACTTCATATCTCATACAGACATTTCTCCTCTACCAAATGATTTAAATAACCTTCAACAGAAAGTATTCCCCCTGCTACATATTTGAAAAACTTCAATGTTTACCACCCTCTTATTGCATACCAACCACAGTTATAACAATACTGTATTTCAAGTCCTTCTATCTTTCCCAGTCGGTATTTATCTTCATCTCTTATAGCATTAAAACAAACTGGCTCTGCTTTCCCTATAGTTAAGTCTGCTTCTCCACACATAGGGCATTTATCATAGAATTCACCATATTCTAGTGAATCAAGAAAATGAATAGCATCCCCCAAATCATTTACCTTCTGATAATCTTCTGGGAATACTGCTTCTATTTTTTCTTTATTCTTCCATGCTATAAGATTTCTCATTACTCTTCTTCTTAGAGTCTTATATGGACTCCACTTACTTCCTTTTAGAGTTGGCATCTTCGCGCACCCACTCTCTATATTCATTTTCTGTATCATGCCTGTTAAGCCCCTTTTTGGCAAAGAGGAAGTTAAGTAAATCTTCTGGTGGAATAATCTCCATAGAGCAAATTGGGCACTTATCAGGAGTCAATTCCTCCCCATCCCAAGCATCTATACAATCTCTATGAAAGGTATTTCCGCATTTATCACAGTAGGCATAATCTTCGCAATCTGAGAATGCTTCTCCGCATACCCCACAGACCTTATAATCAATACTCATATACTACCTCCTTAGAATACATTCTTGAACTCACTCTTAGCTTCATCCTTTTCTTTCTTAGCTTCTTCGTCATTATCCACTACTTCAATGTCTGGAATGTAGAAGAACTTACTTCTGTCAATATCCCATTGATAAAGAACTTTTACCTTGTCTCTGCCATATCTATTTTTAGGGACACTGACCTGCATAGCTGGGCCATTTGCTCTCAGTGCAATAAGCCTTGTACAACTAGCTCCAATCTTATCTGCTCCTGTGATGTTTTCTGTGCCTAATTCTTTATCATCATCTGCACCCTTACGATTTGACTGAATCATTCCTACAATAGGTATCTGTAAGTCAATAGACATTGTTACTAAGTCCTGTGCTACATGCCCCATTCTATCCTCTCGTGAATTGAATCGTTTAGCCCTTGTATCGCTTATATAATCAAAACCATCAATGAATAGAATATCAATTGACTTAGACTTACAGAAATTCCTTAGTTTAGGTACGGTTATTTCATTATGAAAGTCTTTAAGCTCTGTTACATAAAAATGGTCATCTGTCTGCTTGATAGCATTAATATATTCGTCATAATCCTTAACCAAATCTCCTCTCAAAAGAGAAGTATTAGAAAAAGCCGCATTAGCTGAATCAAAACGATAGCCTAATGTATTTGCTGAAATCTCAGGAGATACAAATCCTACTGTATAGCCTAGACTCAATGCATGTTGAGCACTCTTTATTGCAAAGAATGATTTACCAACACCACTTCTAGCCATTACAAGAGCAAATTCCTCTCCTCTTTTCCAGCCGTATGTGTATTCATCAAGCTCTGGAAATCCACTAGGAATAAAGAAATCATCCCTATTTTCTGTTTTCTTTTTCCATTCATCGTATCTGCTTGTATCGTGAATAATATCCGTGCAAGTGAAAGAATAGTTAGGTTGCAATTCATCAAGATGGTTGAGCAGATATTGTGCTCCTTTGTTAGCATCCTGTGTGAATAAATCTGAACTCTCATTCACTATTTCAACAGCCTTGCGGAATAGTGTTTTCTCTCTCATATCATCAATGATAGAGGAGTTACTTTGGCTCACCTTAAAGTATTCAAACTCAGGGAATTCAGAGGAGAACTTCTCCTTATCGGGAACACAGTTATACATTTCATAGAAATCTTTGATGTAATTGAATTCATCAGTAGCCTGTTCAAAATCGTCCTTTGTAACAAAGTTATCAGTGATAATATGAAAATCTTTTGTGTCTAATACTTTATTTAATAGCTGGTACTCACTAATGCTCATTTCTTTCCCCTTCTGCTCACATACTTGTTATCATGGTCTCTTCTGCTTGCCCCAACAAGTTCAAGGCATACATCACTTAATACTCTGTCTGCAAGTCGAGAACCTATATTAGTTGCAAGCATCTCTGGGGAAATATTGCTTGTGAATATTGTTGCCAACCCATTGCTATACCTATAATCAATAAGACTGGATAGAGTAGATATATCATAGCTTGTATTCTGTACTGCTCCAATATCATCTAAGATAAGCAATTCCCTTTTCATAGAGTTCTTTATATGCTCTTGTCTTTCGTCCTTATTGGCAAAATCCTTTGACATCAACAGGAAGGTAGGCACATATTCAAACCATACTCTATCCCTATAGTTATTGCCAATACACTTCATTGCCATATATGTCTTAGCAATCTTAGCGGCAAAAGAAGTTTTTCCATTACCCAGATTTAGACTCCATAAGTATAAGAACCTGCCGTCAGTAACAAAGTTTTCTGCATCCTTCTGGATATCACTTAGAGTATAGAAAGCTGGCAGGTCTCTAGTATCTGGTTGCAAAGGAGTTGTTTTCATTAGCTCCTTTGGCAGATTACTTGTATTTAATAGATATGCAAACTCCGACTGAATTACACATGCTGAATCACACCCAATTCTCTTCTCTCGTGGGCATTTTCCCTTAAACCAACAATCCTCTCTATATTTGTATGTGTACTCCACTATTGATTACTCCATTTCCTTTAGCGTATTTTCAATCAAAAGATGTGGCATTACAGTGCAATCCTTAATTATTGCTCCACCAGCTTTTGCGTGTCCTCCTCCGCCAAAGCATTCCTTCATCATCATCCCTACATCCACATTATCACTAGCTGTTCTAGCACTAATCCTCATAGTTTCCATATTAATGACAAAGGCTACATCAACATTGAGTTCAATACACATTCTGTTGCCCAATAGAGATGGGTCTACACTTGAATACACTACTGCATATTTTTCGTTGATTACCATTGCATTGTGAATGGCTTTTCTAATCTTTCTCTCTTTATCACTCTCAGTGTATTCAAGAATAGCTCTCTCCTCATTAGTAAACACATTAAGACAAGTAATGTCCTCGTGTTTCAGCTTGCTAACAAATGAATTAACAAACTTTTTAATGCCAATAGCGAATATCAGGTTAGAAAGGTAATAAGGCATCTTATCGTTTCCCTTTGCCCAGTCCCATGTATCATATGCCCTTACCATTTCTACAAATACTGGTCTTTCTTCAATCAGTCCTTTGTGGATAAGATAGCTCTGCCAAAGAGTAGTTCCGCATTCATGTACTGTTTCAATTACTTTATAGCCAGTATAGTCCTTAAATACCTCTACTGCTGTTGGATGGTGGTCAAACATTTTAATGCTACTAAACATCTTTTTATACTTAATCTTGTCAGGAAAGAAACTACAATCAGTAACATAAATCTGATTATAGCTTTTCCAATCGCACTCATTTAATTTATTGGTAATCTCTGCTGGACTGCCACAGTAATCAATCTCAATATCATCCTTGTACGCCAGCTTTGCCAATACTGCACATGCAACGCCGTCAAGGTCATTATGTGTAAACAATTTATACATTAATTTCACGCTCCTTATACAACTAATTATAGCATAAAAAAGAGCAGAAGTAAATACCCTCTGCTCAAATATTTTTAGTTGCCGTACTTTTCCCACAAATCTTCTACATACACAGGATAATTATCATGGACAATCTGTAATAGCTGTTTAGCAATTAACTGTACATCAATTTGTGCATGAGAATCAAGTCTAAGACTAAGGAAGTGCCTAATTTCCCTCATGTTCATATTTACATATAAAGTAGTTGCTGTACACAATGGCAATACACTTCTTGCCTGTTCTGCTTTACATCCGCTCTCAATCATTGAGAAATAATGCTTTTCTGCTTCATGGCAAGACTTATTCCATTCAGCCTTTGCTTCTTCACTTAAATTCATAGGCTCAATAAATGAGATAGTCTTATCAAACTTATCTTTAGTATAGTTGCAATAGCGGGTACTTTCCTGTGCATAATTAGCTAAACGATGTCGTACAATCTGATTAGCAATAGCTCTATCCGTTCTTACAGCAAATGTAATAGAAGCAAACTCAATCATAGCATCATGACCACTCTTGATAATGGCTCTAATAATTCTTTCTGCGCTACCATCTTCAACCTTATCTCCGCTTCGATAGCAATTACGAATAGCAAGCTCATTAGCTTTAATCATATCATTATAGTCTGCAACGCTTACAAGAGTTACATGTGGTGTATCAATCTTCATATTCCTTATTGACTCCTCTGATAATATCTAAGAATGCATCATCCTCTAAAAAGAACAAATCAGCTGGCACTCTTTTATCTGTATACTTCTTTGAAAACTTAATAGCATTTACCATCTGAATAAATCTTAGGTCTGGATTATTTTTCCAAAACTTAGCAACTTCTTCAAGGATGATATCAATTCTCTTTGGGTCACGCATTTGTACTGCCAACTCCTCCAACACGTTCTGCATCTGCCTTATCATTATCAGTGGTAAGGTACTTAATGAACATGCCCTGTGCTACTCTCGCATTTGGTTCGATTACTTGTGCCTTATCCCCCAGATTTGTAAGGGCAATCATAATTTCCCCATCATTATCTGGATTGTCAGCGAAATCGCTGTCAATAACACCCTGAGAATTTGCCAATACAATGGACTTTTTAATACCCATGGAACTTCTAATATCAATAAGCAATACTTCGTCATCCTCCATATAGGCTTTTACTCCTGTGTGGAATTTAATTGTTTCCTGTGGATGAATAAATGTATCCCTATCACTAAGAATATGGAAATCATATCCTGCACTATTCTTTGTTGCCCTTGTTGGAAGAATTACGTTCTTATCCTCAAACCCTTTTGCTACTTTAAACTCTCTCATGCTTTTGCCCCTTTATATTCTGCTGATGTTGTTACTACAAATAATACTCTGTCTGCTACTGAGTCATTTTCTACACGTTGCCAATCTTTGTTAGCTGTCTGAATGTACCAGATACCCTCATTATATGCATATTTAAAAAGATATGGCATAGGCTTTCCGCCGTTATCTTTATTATATACCAACACGTTAAAATCATATGTACTGGTTTTATACAATGAAGTAGTATCCACAATCCAATCATTAGTTGAAGCTGTAACATATTGTGCGCTTGCTACTCCTCCAAACATCATGGTAAATACCATACACACTGCGATAATAATCTTTTTCATTTTTATTCTCCTTATAAAAACATATACAAATGTGTACAAAATTTTAGATGATGAGATACTTAGCTATTTTTTCTTATTCCAATTTTGCCAAAAGATTCAATAGTTAGTCCATCATTGTAAAACATATATTCTAACTCTTTTCTCTTTCTTGAAGCAGAATACTGTAATTCGTACAGAACTGAATGTGCCCCACATTTATCATAGATAGCTTTAATATTATTATTTTTATCATAGGTGGCAATCCAATATTTGCAACTACATAAATCTTTCGCTAATTCTTCATGATTTACACTAGCTTCATATAATGTACTACCTACTTCCCAATAAGGAGGGTCGGCAAATACAAAAACATTAGGATTGTGTTTTAATAGTTCAATAGCATCCATATGATACAACTGTACTTTATCTTTATGTTTAGCAATTTCCTTAATCTTTTCAATCAATGTCGTTTTGTTAAATCTGCAATTTAATTTATATTTGCCTTTTTGTTTTAACCCTCCAATCGGGCCACCCATTATTATTCCTGAATAATTTACTCTATTCAAAAACAATGTAGCAAAGGCTAATTCAAAAGAATATTTGGCAGAATCTTTGAGATTTATATAAACCTCTTTTTGTTGTTCTCTTATTGCTAAAGTAACTTCTACATTATTTATAGTTTTTACGAGTTTATCTGTATCATTCAAGATGGCATACCATAAAGAATATATACCTGTATCTAAATCGTTTAGAATAACTGATTTCACCTTATTTTGTAATAGCAAACTCATTGCCACACCTGCTCCTCCTGCAAATGGTTCACAATAAGGAATTTCTGTACAATTATTTACTTCTATGGTATGCCAAATAAATTCTGTAAGTGAAGATTTACCACCAGGGTATCTTAATGGTGTATATACTTTAGTCATAAATATCTCCTTTGTGTACAAAAGTGTATTTTAAGCACGTTTGAACACACTTGCGTATGCTTTTGGATGCTTAACGATTAGTCCTTCTACTTAGTTGTCATTAAGAAGTCGCTTTGAGAACTCACTAACCACATATGTTTTAATGCGTGGTTTAAGCTCTGCAAGCAAGGTATCTGCATCTGTCATTGCTTTTTCATCAGTTGTCAGATTTACCTTGCCTGTGTATTCAATTTTAGCACCGTCAACAGCAAATGTCAAGGTATCTGTTACCGCGCTGGAAGGATTGATAGCAGATACTTCTACTGTAGCATTACTACCATCAAGCACCTTACCTGCTACTGCTACAGCTGTAAGAGGATTAATAGTATCTGAATTTACCTCAATAGGTGTTACTGCAATAGATTTATACTGCCCCGTCAAGATAAGATTTGCTTTAAGCTGAGTAGCCCCCTCTTCTGTGGTACATGCATCAATGATTTCTCCTGAGTTAATGTTGTTTTTCAAAATATAAATATTCAAGTTTATTCCTCCGTATTAAAATACTACATCTGATATATTCTCTGGTTTTTGTTTACTAACTACTGGTTGCTCTGGTTGTTTCTTTTCCTTTGGCTCATAGCATAGAACTCTGTAGTTACACAGAATAGAATTCTTTACCTGCTTTACTCTTTCCTCTCTAGGATACTTAGCAAGCAGTTCCAGCTGTGATTCAAAAGATATTGTAGTCGGTAGGCATCTAGCCAGTTTTCTTGATTTGATGAATCTAGCTATCTCATTAAGCAATGTAGTTTCTCCTGCAAATGCTTCTGTAGCCATATCCATCAGTGTTGGCTTTTTTGCTCTCTTTGGAGTTGCCGACATACCACCAAATAATGACCTTGCATTCATACTCACCTTGCTGGTCTCCACCCTTCTTCCATTACTTCCCAATCTTTAGCCATTATATCTTCGCCCGTAAGCATATACACATCTTCTGTCACAGGGGCGTTGTCCGCTCCTTTTGTAAACAATCCTGCGTGTATTTCATATGAACCAAACAGTGTTGGTTGGATAAATAACCAGAAATTAGGATTCCATAGCTTTCTTTTGATAAAGCTGTTTGTTCTTAGAGACTTAATTGCCTTTTCTGACAACATTTAGTTACATCTCCCTTACAATCTTTTTAGACACTCCCCACATGCCGCCAATACGGATAATATGGTAGCATTCATCGGTATCTGTGTCTGCATCTTCAAGGTATTCTTTGGCTTCTTCATAAGTACACAGATATTCATTATCCCTTGAAGCTGGGTTCATTTCAACCATCTCGCCGCTATCAAAGTCAACAACAAGACAATCAAGTTCATCCGCATCATCAGTATATACATGAATGGCAGTATATTCATCTTCATTAAATAGTTCAGGAAAATCATCTGCTGGATTAGCTACAATATAGCATGATTCTCCCTCACTATTGATAAATACTCCTGCTTCTACTTTAATTACACGATTACCCAGCCCATTATACCATTTATCCTTACCTGCACCTTTTTTAATTCTTACATACATCTCTGTTTACCTCCATTAATTCAAAATACTGTATTAAGTGTGTTCTATAATATTCATCTACTTCATCTTTAGTGAGCAATGAACAGTTATTTATGCTGACAGCATTGCCAGTCAGTTTGTCGATAATGATATATAGGTTAGTATCAATATCATATTTATCAACCATCAACCCGGCAATTAAATCATTATCAAAAGCCCATGGAAACATATCGTTAGCATGACTTATGGATAAGGAAGTCCTCCCAGTTTGTGTGTTATAACATGCACTTCCTAACCCATCCTGCAATTCTACAATTCTTCCAATACAATCTTTATACCAACTGTTGCTATCATAACAACTTACAATTTTAGCTAACATATTAATTTTCTTATCTCCTAAAAACTCAACATCATCAGCTTCAATGTAAAGACCTACAACTTCATCATCAAACTCTGATGGGAATAAGTCCTTTGCATTGTTTACGTCGTATACATTATCATCTTCATTATACGTAACATTAATAATAAATCCTACATATTGCTTATACCATTTCCTATTAGAAGCTTTTTTAATCTTTATATTCATTCAAAAGTCTGCTTTCTAAAACATAGACAAACATGGATATATAAAATTTATCCATATTTATATTAACATCTAAAATTCTAATTACTTTCGTCAACATTTGTATTCTGATACTAAAATGATTTAATACCACATGGACAAACTCTTAAAGTTTAAGGCATTAGCCACGCCCTTTAATAATTAATTAACTAAAGCTAATAGGTTCATTACCGCATTATAATCTCTATCTGCGGTGAACCCACACTCATAACATATATATTCATTATGTTTTGTTTTATGTCTTTTATTACCCGACAGGGTAATTTTATCCTCACCTGTTTTTATATGTCCGCAACAAGAACATCTCTGAGTTGATGGATAAAGCCTATCAGCTACAATTAACTCTTTTCCATACCAATTACATTTATATGTAAGCAGTTGCCTAAACAAACCAAAACATGACCTTTGCAAGCCCTTTGATGCCACATGTGTCATTTGCATATGTTTTACATCTAAATCCTCTATTACTATCACATCATATTTATCTGTTAGCATAGTTGTGAATTTATGTAAAATATCATGGGTTAAATTACTTACTTTTTCATAATCACGTTTAAGTTTGATTCTCACCTTTAAGTAATTATTACTCTTGCAAGCATTTTTTCCATTTGTTACACGCTTTTTCGCTAACATTTTTTGATAATGTTTGATACGACTATATTAAAAGTTTAATTTCTTGGGTAAAACATTCAAATTACCATCAGTGTAATTAAAATGACCTACATTTACATCTATTGCTGTTTTTTTATTTGTTAAAACTTTTGGTTCAATACTAGTTTTATAAGGTAATGAAGCATAATATCTGTCATTGATTTTAATAACACTAACTACTGTTAAATCAGCATCAAAATCTTTTGGTAAACCTTTAATTTTAATGTTTTGCCATTTTTCTTTAATTTCTCTAGGTTTATCTAATTTTAATTTACCATCTCTAATGACAATTCTATCTGATTTAAAGCCTTGTTTTGTATCCTTTTTAGTTTTGAATTTGGGTTTTCCCCAATCAGATTGAGATTTGTTAAAAAAGTGTTGCCAAGCATTTCCTAAATCTGAAATTGATTGTTGTAAAACTCTTGAAGAATATTTATATTGCCAATCTTGTTTGTTTTCAACAAGCTCATTCCTTACAGCATACTCATTGGGTGCTTTGTAAGTTGTATCAATACAATGCAAATCATACATCTTATTCCATGTTTCTAAACCTTGATTCCAACAATACCTGCGATAGTCACAAAGATTATCTAAAACTTGTTTCATATGTTTGTTTGGATAAAGTCTTACTTTGGTGGTTCTTATTGTTTTCAATTATTCACCCCCTTTTTAGTGTATTTGAGTACATTTTCTTTAATAAATTAACCTTACCTCCTATATAGTATTATAGCACATATAAAGTAAAAAGGGAAGAACTTTTTTGTTCTCCCCTAAATTATTTTATTTGTCTACTGGTAAGTATAGCCCACAACGGCAAATGTTTCTTGTACGCATATACTTACATGGACATACTGTATCAGGAACATGCTGTGGATAACATGGGCAATACCCTACTCCTGTCTTTTCTTTAATAATTTCAATCTTTTTAAGGACGTTTTCTACAACATCCTTATTAGGATTTACTTTCATTCCATACTTCTGTGCAATCTCTTCATTATTCATAGAATCTTAATCCTTCCTCTTCCTGTCTTGCGCTACTAAAGTTTTTAATAGGCTTTAGGTATCCAATTACTCTTGTAGCGTAATAAACATCCTCTGAATGGCAATGGCTACATTCAGTTCTTGTCTCTACGTCTATATACCCACAATCACTACAGCAAGTCATCTTAACATTAAAAGTCCAATAAGGAACTCCATGTTTCTGTGCTAACAGGAATAACTTGTAGAATTGCTCTTTTGTAAGTAAATGAGAGTAGTTCTCATGTAAAGCACTCCCGCCGTCAAGATACTTTGTAATGTCATCACCATGTAATTCCAGCTTGTCTAAAACTGTAGAATTACTGTCCTCTACTACGTAGAAATATGAGTTATAGCAATCTCTAGGAACAAAAAGACCATCCTCTTTATCCCATTTTGCATTTTTAACTCCTAAGTTTTCCGCCACTCTGTTACTTTTATGACCAACTATATGTTGGCGGGGCAGGTTCTTCTTTAAAGTGTCTTTACACTTGACCTTCCCTCACAGGCTTCTTTTTGTTATACCTGTGTCCAGACTGTCGCATCCCTATCATAAATAGGGTCTCTTTATTCAGTCGTTCAGGGCTACTTAATATATAAGTATTCCCCCTTGTTATCCACTTCTGGAACTTCAAGTCAATTAAAAGAGATTTATCTTAAATAGGTTATGTATTATCCTATTTCGTACCCACTCACTTTAGGTACGCATTCTGTGTTTACTTTAATACCTGTTTTATGTCTATATTCTGTATTCTTATCTTTTATTGTTCCCAACAGCTTTTGCAGGAATTCTTTATACTCTGGATTATTGGTTGCTTCAATGCCCTGAGACTCAGCGGCTTCTACCATACCATTAATACCAATAGTTACAAACTGCTTATCGATATCCATAACTCCTGCTGTATATGTTGGCAAAAGACCTGCATCAATATACCCTTTATATAAAGCTTTAAATGCTGTTAGATACTTATGAAGTCTGTCTACTACATTTGGCAATTCTTTAAAACCACCATATCTTTGGAATAGTCTGTTTGCATTAATAGTAATTACCTGTGAAGAACCTGTAATTACTCCTCCTGCCCCTAATGTATAAGAGAAATCATTTTCTGCCAACTCATTTCTAAGCCTACAGTTATGTGTCTTAATGCCGCTTGCAAGATTAAAGTAAGGGTTTTTCTTATCTTCCATTTCAAAACAATAAACATATCTGTCTTTAATATCAATTTTTTCTATCTTATCAATAATAGTAAATCCATTGTACTTAATAAGTTTAGTTCCTACAGTAAGTTCTGTAGTGTCTTTATCGCCATCATCAGTAACATGGATATGGTTATCGGTACATACAAGTGTTTTACCATCTTTAAATGTAAGCTTGTACATCTGATGTTTACCTTTTGGCAATCTTACAATCTTAGCTTTAGCATTATCACCGTCAAGTGTTGTTGTTACCACTTTATTTTTAAACTGCTTGTATGCATCTTTAAAAGTCATGATAGAATATCTATCTGTTACGATATCTACTTTAGTATCTCCGCTAAAGCAACAGCTTGCTAAACTATCTGCACTCTTTGACTGGTATACAAAGAATGAAAGACCTTTTTCCATTTCATCCGCGCAATAGTGTACGAATTCATCATCTACAAACCCTGTTCCATCTTCTTTTTCAAGTACACTTGCTGTTAATACTGGGAAAGTAAGAAGTTCTTTTTCTCTTTCTTTTCTAAACCACTCCATGAAGAATTTCTGCAACCTCATGGTGCTTTCAAAGTCTACTTGTGTTCCATCTGGATAGAAGAATTCGTCAAACATAGATTTCATATATGCATGGTCAAATACACTGATATTCCAGAAAATTGATTGATTCAGTTACCCCATACTTTCGTATAGGACTAGACTATCTCTTGCATGATATATAAATATCATACTCTACCATTTCAAATAACGTATCAATAGTTATCTTACACCCTCACAACAAGGGTTAGTCGTTACGCCATTATAAGTTATATTCAAACCTAACTTGGTTCGGGATTAGCATACCTTTATGGCTTTAGCCTTCCCCGATGCTATCACACTATTATTTTTATATGTGATAACATGAGTGATGAACTCATTAGATAGATAGTGGCAACATTCTACCACGCGCACTTGCTGGCTGATTAAGTGCATATACAGTTCCTTGAAATTCCTGTGCTACTTCCTTTTCATGCTTATCAAGATAATTGTCACCATACTGATTTCTTGCAAACCAATCAAATATGTGAAGATATTCTACGGTAGCACAATTATGAGTTAGAATACTGTTTGTAGAGTACCAATGGCATTCTGTTTCAATCTCATATACATAACCAGTTGTATTAAGATTTGTATGAATTTCCTTAATCTTATCCCTACAGCCCAACTTTGTATTAACTAAATACATACCTTCCCATAACTCACTAGCCTTTTTTTGTAGGGTTAAAAGTTCACCACAATCAACTGCAAAGATATGGTCTCTGGAACACATTACGCTTGCTCCACTCTCAGTAGTAATAGTATAAATTAAATCATCATACTTTCTTTTATATACTCTTCTAATTGGGCTTGTGTTCTCGCCCTTATATGCAACGTCAACCACACAGCCATCATCAACATCAGCAAACATCCAATCACCGTCAGAGGTACTAACTGTATGGCAAGTATCGTACTTATCCACAAACTCACCTATTGGAATCTCTTTATTATTTACAACAATAGGCTGAGAATAATAAAGGCAAGCCCCAGCATAGTCACTTGCTACTTGGTAAACAAAGTTAACAAAGCTACCATTAAAAGATTGCAAATTCTTAGGTGCTTTACTAATTCCACCTAAACATTTTGTACCTTCTAACAGAAATGGGTACAAGCTAATGCTGGCGCAATTGTGCACATATAGATTATTAGAAATAAATGTATGCGTTTCTGTGGTTATATCATAGATGTATGGGCAAGTATCTGCATAGTCATTAACAGACACTACGCTAGTAATTTCTCTCCAACCATCAATATATCTATGTGCTATGTCTACTGTTTGGTTGCTCAACTTATAACTAATCTTATAGTTACTTTTATCTGTAATAGAAAAAGTAATCCCCCAAATAGAGTAGTTTGTATGATAAGAATCATTATTACCAAATGGTGTAGCTTGATATGAGTTTTTCGGTTTATAACCAAATATTTTAGCTAAAACAGTTAGCTGTGTAATAGCTCCTCTGGAACTCAACCTAATTAGTACATTTTTATTTGTTACTGTTCCATCACTATCAATTATACCCTCAATAACTCCTCTAGCGAATTCTTTACTAAATTCCATAATATTAGCTGGCAGTGTTTTATGTTGCGCTTTAGATGCTACTTTAAGATAATCATGTAGGAAATATTTAAGAGCATAGCTAGAAATAGTTAAAACATATTTGCCCCCGTTTTTTCTTACCTTGCCGCAAATAGAAAACTTATCATAAATAATAGAATTAAGCTTATGAAGCACTTTCGGCGTTTTTTGGGTAAAGCTGATGATGTTAGAGTTTTCTACATAATTGCCGTCACCTATAAAGAATCCAATAAAATATCCTAATTCTTCATCCATTGTTATAAATCGTTTAATCGGGGATAGCTTATCCTGTACGGTGTCTCTGCAAATGACAAAGTTATCATAAACATCCTCACAAGCAACAACAGAACTAATTTCCACATTAGATGTATTTTTAAAATCCAAATGGTTTCCCGAAGCAAATTGATTACTGCCTAATGACTTTTCTGCTATTACTGTACTACCATCATCATCAACAATCATGGGATGATTATCTGTAACTACAATATCCTCTCCATTTTTTGTTTTTACACGAACCAGCTTACGGTGTCGGTCTTTTTTAGTTATTCGTGTAACCTTTGTTAAGCCGCCTTTGTCAACTACATATAAGTTTCTTGGGTATTTACACCATACCCCTGACTCTTCCTCTGATTCTTTTTCTGTACACATATCAAATAACACATCAAAATTTAACAGCAATCGAACACCATTATATACTGCTTGCACACACTCTTTGGGAGAATACGTGTAGGGCTTGGTGCTTGATTCGTCATGGGTGTAAATCAAGTGGTTATTTAAATCGTCAATATACTGGTCTGCTGTTTCCTTATCGTAGAGTTCTTCAATCTTATCATGAACCAGCTTTCTGTTTATTTGGATGGTGTAATCCTTATATAATTCGGCTTCCATTGTTGCCATTGATTTCTGAGTTACATTAGAATTCGCATCTACAGCACTTCCATCTGCGGCATTTTTAGCCTTAATAAAATTGCCAATAAACTTAGCTTTTTCTTCAATCTGTTTATCCGTTAGTCGTGAGAACATAAACTATCTCCCTCTTCTTTCCAAAACAATTTACCTGTTATGTCTACCAACTCTCCGCTGTCTACTTTATACATTCTCTGATTGGTAGTCCTTTTATTTAACCCACCACATCTATCTATATAGCTACCCAATTTAATATAGTCTATTAGGCCAATATTGGTCATACTTCCTAATGCTCTTAGACTATTTGATGCTCCACTATATACACAGATTGGAAGATATTTATGAATTTCTTTAAGCAGAAATACAAAATCATTTTCGGTTATATCATTATTGATGTCCCCGAAAATAATACACATATCTGCTCCCTGTTCTTTTGCTTTCTTTACCGATTCAATTATGCACTCTATATCTGTTCTGACTATTTTCTTCCACAGATACTTAGAATGGCATCCTTCACATTTTATATTACAATTTGCTAACTGTATATAGAATGATATGTAATTTGGCATTTCAGCAAGTGTTATCCCTGTCTTTGCTACAGGATAATCCATTATATCACCGCCTTTAGAGGAAAAAAATAGGCACACATTTCTGTATGCCTGTATAATAATGTTCGCGCTCGTCCTCGCGCTAAACTGTGTATGTCTACCCGTTCTACAATAAATGTACTTGCTTACATACCCCGTTGATTTATTATACATATATTATAACATAAATCTAAATCCTTGTCAAGTATTGGGTGAAGAAACACCTTGCATCTTCATCTTTATAGCTTCGTTACATTGGTTATCAATAATATCGTTGATTTGGTCATAAATAACTTTTGTGGAGTCATTTACATTATCCCCATCTTCAATATCGGCGGTATAGCTAACTTCAAAAGACATGTATTCGTCCAGAAGTTTAATAGTACGTTTTGAATTTACCGTAATTTCTTTTACTTTCATTATTTACTCTTCCTCTTCTTCTTGAATGTTACTGCTACTGTAGACTTAGTATCAATACAGTCAATGAATTCTTTGGCATCCAGCTCATGAGTAGCCAATGAATCTTCTAATGCACTCATATCAACTACTTCTTTCAGTAGCCAATTTGCCCCCAACTTCTTAACAACTTCCAAAGTCTTGTCAGGGTTCATAGACTGAGATTCCCTTGTCTTGATTACTGCTTCATACTCTTCACCAGCATAAGAACCATCTGTTAGTTCTGATTTAAGCTGTGCCTTATAGCCATCAAGTTCTTTTTTAAGGGATGTTACCTCTAAATTAAGTTTTGCTACTTCATCAATATTTACCAAAATGCTTTCCCACCCATTTCAACATAGTAAGATTGGTATTAACCTCTCCTAAGAATTCCTGCGCTCTCTTTGACCACTTAGAAATATTTTCATAATCGTTATTGTCTACAGCGATTGCAAGATATTCCATAGCGGTGTCAAAGTTATTCTTATTTTCTACAATATCATTCTTTGCTACAGAGTGCATACCCCTGTAGGCGGAGTCTATTGCTTCTTTGAATAGTTTCAATCTCAACTCTCCTTCTAAAAACATATACAAATGTGTACAAAAGTGTATTTTACACACATTTTAACCAATAAATTTTATTAAATTTCCAAAGAAGTTTACATTTTTTCGCATTAACTTTTTTACAATGCTTGGTTTTGCTTTGGAAATTTAAAGCATTTAGCTCTGGATAAAGAGCTGTTACATAACCTCGATGTGTTTCACCATTTTTGAAAGTGTATTCAACTAAATCATGATGTTTTATCCCTAAAACATTGTCTGTCTTAGCTTTACTTTGCCTACGCATCGGTTTGATTATGTATTCAAATACCTCTGTTTCTTCGGGCTTCAATCCTGTGATACAGATTGCATCGTTGGAATGAGATTTCTCAATATTCCAGTCAAACCGTTTATTTGCGGTATCGCCTCCTGTGGTTAAGATTAGTTTGCTACGCTTGGAAAGTTCCTCATGCAACCAAGTCTTCCCCTGCATAACGTGTTGTGCGGATTTTAGCTCTTTGAGATTTTTGCCTTTTATCATGGAATAATACCTTTCGGCTAAAGAAAGTTCCCTGCCAAAAGTCTTTTGATGACAATGAGGACAAAGCGTTATCAAATTACTTAAAGTGTCACTTCCTCCATTTTTTCGTGGAGTAATGTGATGAACTTCAAAACTTGTTTTTATTTTGCC